GGGGAAGTGAAGAATTTTGGATACCTTACCGTGCTCCTGATGGTAGAGTCCGTAGATACTTCCCAGATTTCATTATTAAAGTTAAAGAAAATACAGGTAAATTAAAAACTTATGTAATAGAAGTAAAACCACTCAAACAAACAAAAGCACCTATAAAAAGAAAAAGAGTGACTAAATCATACCTCTACGAATGTCAGACATATGCTGTAAATCAAGCAAAATGGAAAGCAGCAAATGAATGGTGTAAAGATAGAAAAATTGAATTCAAGATTATAACTGAAAAAGAGTTGGGTATCAAATGAATAGAATTGAAGAAGTCGTTGAAGATCTAGAAAAATCAATAGGTGATCCTGAAGAAATGATGTTAATCATCATGGAAGCACTAAATGGCACTGTGACTCCTATTCCTGAAGTAGGACAATTCTATACCTTTATATACAACGCTAAAACTCCTGATATTACATATGATCAACATCCTCTTATTGCTTGCACCGATTTACAGTCATGGGGATTTAAAGGATTGAACTTTCATTGGAGACAATCTCGTAATTATACATGGGAAGAACTAGCAGGACAACTGTATATTGTTGAATATGATGACCTTCTCAGATTTCCTTATGGAAAATTCATCCTAAATAAGTAAAAAGACTACATCTAATGGCAGATCCAGTCACTAGCGAACGAAATAAAATTGAAATTGGGGAAGGTAAAGATAAAAAAACTATCTTTACCGCACTTAAAACAACGCCTACTAAAGATAAAGATGGAAATACAACTTATAAAGTAGAAGTTATTCAATATGATAATGAAAAAGGTGAAGGAGGAAGAGTAATAGGAGAAAAAACTGATGGTAAAATAAATTATAATAACAAAGCAAGTGATGATATAACAGGAAGCGCAGAATCTCAACAATCAATTAATAACGTTTCTAAAGACCAAGCAAAAAGTATAGAATCCAAACTTGCATTTAATAATGCAGAGTCAAAAGCTTACCATAAAGCAAACGGACATGGTAATCAAGGAACTGAATCTGAAAATGATCAAAATATGCCCACATTAAGCAAACTTTCTGATGCAAGTAATGCCCTAAATGGAAAAGCAGGTAAAGGAGCAGAAGGGACACGAAATAGTGGATTTGGCGCATATGTTTTCCCCGAAGCTTTAAGAAAAGAGAATCATAGGCAAGATTATCTAAAATTTGATATGATGAAATATCAACCAAAAGATTTTGATAAAAAATCTTTTGCTTTTAATGAAAGATCTACAGATATTGATGGTAGAAGTATAGGGTCAGTAATACTCCCTGTTCCTGGTGGAATTCAAGATTCTCAAACTGTTAAATGGGGTGGAATGGAAATGAATCCCTTAGAAATGGCAAAAGCTAATGCTGCATTAACTGGAGTCACAAAAGGTATAGGTGCAATGGTTGAAGAAATAGGAAATTCAGCAGGAAATCTTGCAGGCGCATCTGATGATAATAAAAAAGCACTTGGAGCTGTTCTTGCAGGAATGGCAGCAGGTGGTTCACAATTATTAACCAGAACCACAGGTGCAATTACTAACCCAAATATGGAATTACTCTTTGGTGGTCCTGATCTCAGAACCTTTAGTTTCCAATTTCAACTTGCACCAAGAAATCAAGACGAAGCAAAGGAAATTATTAAAATTATCAGATTTTTCAAACAAGGAATGGCTCCTATTAGAACAAAATCTAGATTATTCATGAAATCTCCCCATACCTTTAAATTATCATATAAAAACTCTAAAGGAAAGGAACATAAGTACTTAAATAAATTTAAAGAATGTGCTTTAGGTGGATTTGGAGTAAATTATACTCCAAATGGAAATTACTCAACATATGAAGATGGAGTAATGACCGCATATCAAGTATCAATGACTTTTAGAGAACTTAATCCAATCTATAATGATGATTATGGTGATGATACTCCATTCCCAGAAGAAATAGGTTTCTAAAATGTCAGACTATTTTAATAAAATTCCAGATTTTGAATATGTTAGCAGACTTCCTCATGCTAAAATATCAGACTATATTACTGTAAAAAATCTTTTTAAAAGAGTATTTCTTAGAGAAGATATTTACCAAAATCTAACATTCTTCAAAAAATACTCAATTGTTGGTGATGATAGACCAGATAATGTAGCTGCAAAAGTATATGAAGACTCTACTTTAGATTGGCTAATCCTCATATCAAATAATATTATTAATATTATTGATGAATGGCCATTACCTCAAGCAGACTTTAATAGATATCTTTTAGACAAATATAATGATGATTATAATAAAATCTATAATGAAATTCACCATTATGAAACTATTGAAGTAAAAGACAGTAATAACGTAGTTATAGTACCTGAAGGATTAGAAGTAAGTGAAGATTTTTCAACGACTTACTATGATTACTTTATTAGTGGATTAACAACTGCAAATAATATTACAAGACCAATCACAAATTACAATTATGAAGAAAACTTAGAAAATAAAAAAAGAGAGATTTTTATCTTAAAACCAGAATATATAAGTGTTGTTCTAGATGATTTAGATGACTTAAACCCATATAAAAAAGGTTCTACTGAATACATCAATAGAACCTTAAAGAGAGCAGAAAATATTAGACTATTCCAATAAAAAGTAATAGGGCAATTTTTACTCGGAGTTTTTTTTCCGACTTTTTTGGAATTAAAAGTCGAATTTCCCTCAGCTATTCTTCCGCTAACTTCTGGAAGTATGATAGTGCATCATCCTCGTCTGAACTAGCAGATGCTACAGCAGCAGTCACAGTTTCCTCTGCCTTACGTGTCTCAAAGTTAGGTTGGAAAGAACCACGAGAGTTGTCCTCTTCAAACACTTCCTCATCTACCCGACGTGCAGGAGGTCTTTGTCCTAAAACATACTTCAGACGTTTCTGAAGGTCATCATAAGATTTAAACTGATCAGCAGCAGTAACAGCAGCAAGAGAATACTGCTTCTTCCACAATGCTTCTAGTGCATCGTCATCATCAAGAGCAGGAGATACTTTATCGAACTCTGACTTGTCATAGTTCCAGTAACCATCCTTCTTCACAATCTTCAACTTGAAGTTT